AAAATATGTGATGATATTTTGGAACACGGAAATAGTTTAGAAAAAGAAATGGCTTTAACAGGCGGTGGAAATCGAAGCAAACCCCCCTCTAAAGAAGAACTTAAAAATATTCAGAAGAAACGTAAATCGGATATTGTTTGGATTAATGATGCTTGGATTTATAAGGAAATACATCCTTACATTCATCAAGCCAATGCTAGTGGGGAATGGAATTTTCAATGGGACTTTACTGAAAGTTGCCAGTTTACTGAATATAAAAAAGGACAGTATTACGATTGGCATTGTGACTCTGATGAAACGCCTTATGACAAACCAGAGGATGTTAATTCACATGGTAAAATCAGAAAGCTATCTATGACTCTTTGTTTAACTGAACCAGAAGAATATGAAGGTGGAGATTTAGAGTTTGCTTTTCACGATTTGGATGGAAATAAACAACCAAGAATTTGTGAAGAAATAAGACCTAAAGGTAGTTTGATTGTATTCCCTTCTTTTGTTTGGCATAGAGTTAAACCTGTAACAAAAGGCATAAGACATTCATTAGTATGCTGGAATTTAGGACAGCCCTATGTTTAAAGAAAATAAATATTTAGTCATTAAAAGGGCAATATCAAGGGAATTGGCAGAATTTTGTTATGATTATTTTTGTAATAAAAGGAAAGTAGCACGTTTATTTTATGATGCTCGTTATATTTCCCAGTTTAATAATGATTGGGGTGTTTGGAATGATAAACAAATACCAGAAACTTACAGTCACTATGGCGATTTGGTTATGGAAACTTTACTGGAAAAAATACAACCACGCATGGAGATAGAAGCAGAGGTTAAATTAAACCCTACTTATAGTTATGCACGAATTTACAAAAAAGGTGATGTGTTAGAGAGACATAAAGATCGCTACAGTTGCGAGATTTCTACCACCTTGCATTTGGGTGGTGATCCTTGGTCTATCTTTCTGGAACCTGATACTACAAAGGGAGGATATGATGAGGAGAAGGATGAATATAAGCCCAGTAAATCTAAAGGTAAGGAAATAGAATTAGGAGTAGGTGATATGCTGATGTATCGTGGCTGTGAACTGGAACATTGGCGAAAAAAGTTTGAAGGTGAGAACTGCGGTCAGGTATTTTTGCATTATAACGATGCCACCAAAGATACAGCGGAAGATAATAAATTTGATGGCAGACCTTTTTTGGGTTTACCTTCATGGTTTAAAGGGTTTAAAATAGAAAATAATGGCTAGAAAAACAGTGATGGAAGTTTCAGCGAACTTAGATAAACACGAAGCGGTTTGTACTGAGCGTTGGCTAGAAACGATACATCGTATTAAACGACTAGAATTTTTTGTTATTGCAACTCTTGTTACTTTGTTGATGAGTGCAGGAACAATTTTAACCAATCAACTTTTTTAAAAGGAGGAAGATATGATTTGGACAATATTAAATATAATAGTATGGGTGATTGCGATAGCCTCTTTGCTCTCGGCAATATCCCCCCTTACTAAAAGCAAAAAAGACGATGCTTTGGTAAAGAAAATATTGGGCAAAGTACAATGGCTCATTGATCTTTGTGCTTTAAATGTAGGCAAGGTCAAAGAAAGATTTAAAAAATAACGTGCAATGCCCTTACAGAAGTTTATATTCCGACCTGGAATAAATAAAGAAGGTACTGATTACTCTAATGACGGAGGATGGTTTGATGCCAACTTAGTTCGTTTTCGTAAGGGACTCCCTGAAAAAATTGGAGGTTGGGCAAAAAATACTTTAAACACTTTCCAATCTACAGGGCGAGCACTACATGCTTGGGTTACTTTAGCAGGGACTAAACTTTTGGGGTTAGGCACTACCTGGAAATATTATGTTTTAGATGGGGATAGCTTTTATGACATAACTCCCTTACGTTCTACTACTTCAGCAGGGGATGTTACTTTTTCAGCATCAAACGGGGATGCTACACTCACCGTAACTGATACAGCTCATGGAGCAGTACAAGATGATTTTGTTACTTTTAGTGGCGCAGCTACATTGGGCGGTCTTATCACTGCTGCTGTTCTTAATCAGGAGTACCAGATAGCCACCATTACCAGCGCCAATGTTTACACCGTTGAAGCTAAAGACACCGATGGAGACACCGTAACAGCCAATAGTAGTGATAGTGGTAATGGTGGGGGAAGTGTTGTAGGTAAGTACCAAATTAATGTAGGCTTAGATGTTTATGCTTCTTCTACAGGCTGGGGAGTAAGTACATGGGGCGATAGCACATATGGCTCTTCCGCTGCTTTAAGTGCCACTAATCAATTACGCTTATGGTCACACGATAATTTTGGTGAGGATCTAATAATAAACCCAAGAGCAGCAGATATTTATTATTGGGACGTTAGTACAAAAACATTAGGTACGGATAGGGCTGTAGCTTTAAGTGATTTAAGTAGTGCTAATTTAACTCCAACTAAAGCTCTAGTCACCTTAGTTAGTGATATTGATAGGCATGTAATTTGTTTTGGGGCAGACCCTATTTCAGGATCCTCTAGGTCGGGTTCTATAGATCCCATGTTTATTTGTTGGAGTGACCAGGAAAACGTTGTGGAATGGGAACCTAAATCTACTAATACAGCAGGGTCATTTAGGCTTTCTGCAGGCTCTACAATTGTAGGAGCAATACGAGCGAGACAAGAAACTTTAGTTTGGACGGATACTTCCATGTATTCTATGACATTTGTGGGACAGCCCTTTACTTTTGCTACTAATTTAATAAATGAAGGTATAGGGTTAATTGGACCTAATGCAGTTGTCAATACTCCAAAAGGTGTGTTTTGGATGGATGAAGGGGGTTTTTATACTTATACAGGAAGCATACAACCTGTTCCTTGTAGCGTACAAGACTACATATTAAGCGACATTAACCAAGGACAATCTTATCAAGTTTTTGCATTTTTGAATAAGCAATTTGATGAAGTAGGGTGGTTTTATTGTTCTGCGGGAGAAACAGTAATTGATCGTTATATAACCTTTAATTATGAAGAGCAGGTATGGTCTATTGGGCAATTAACACGTACCGCTTGGTTAGATGAAGGAATATTTAATAACCCTATAGGCACTTATTCTACTTCTGATGTAGGTTATTTATATAATCACGAATCAGGAAATGATGCAGATGGCTCACCAATGGATAATGTATATATAGAGTCCAGCGATTTTGACATAGACCCTGCAGGGGAAGAATTTCAACAAGTTCGTCGCATTATTCCTGATATTAAATTTACAGGGGATGGGGGTTCAGAGCAAACTATTAATATTATTTTAAAAAAGAGAAATTTCCCGGGTGAAAGTCTTTCCACCTCTTCCACTAATACCTGTACTTCTTCCACAACTCAAATAAATACTCGGTTACGAGCAAGACAAGCTGCCTTACGCATAGAGTCTGACGATGATGGCACAACTCTAGTACGTTCAGGAGTAGGTTTTAGAGTTGGGGCTATGCGTATGGACATACGACCAAGTGGTAGAAGATAATGGCTAAATTACTAGAAGCTAAATTACCCATAGCCATAGGAGAAATTTCTCCTGACACGTTCAACCGCTTAGTTAGGGTATTAGAACTCAGCTTAAATAAAGTAGATATTGATTCAACTCTTTCCGTTAATGAAACACAACGGAACGAAAATCAATTTCAAGCTGGGGATATTATTTGGAATTTAGCCACTAATCAATTACAACTTTGGACAGGAGTAAAATGGGTAGATATTTATGCAGGAACCGAACGAGGAGTAGAAGGTGTTGGTGGTATGGGAAAATTAACAGTTTCAACAAATGGGTCAACAGAGGTGCCGATACTATGAACGTAGATAGTTTAATACAAGAATTAATTATAGACGAAGGGTTTAAGTATGAAGTGTACAAAGATCATCTAGGCTACTTAACTTTAGGCGTAGGGCATTTAATCACCGAAAAAGACGAAGAATATGGCAAACCTGTAGGTACTCCTGTTTCAGAAGAACGCATTCATGAGTGTTTAAAACAGGACATAGATATTGTTTGTGAAGAATTAGATAGAAATGAGGCGTGGTGGAGAGGATTAGACGATACTCGGCAACGAGTTATGGCTAATATGTGTTTTAATTTAGGTTATCCACGTTTTAGTGGGTTTAAGCGTTTTTTAGCGGCAATGAGTACGGGACAATGGCAAACTGCAGGAGAAGAAATGATAGACAGTAAATGGGCAACCCAAGTAGGGGATAGAGCAATTAGGCTACAACATCGAGTTTTACATGGAGATGTTTGAATGTACGAGTATAAGTGCCAAGTTAAAAGAGTGGTGGACGGTGACACTATGGATGTTATTCTTGATCTTGGCTTCGATATCCATCATGTGTGCCGTGTTCGTTTGGCTGGTATTGATACGCCCGAGTCGCGCACTCGTGACCTGGATGAAAAAGCACGAGGTAAGCTTAGCAAGGCTTTCCTTAAAGAATCCATTAAAGGGAAGAAAATTGTATTGAAAACTAAAATAAAAGATGCTAAGGGAAAGTTTGGGCGCGTAATTGCTGAGGTTTGGGGAGAGTTTGAAAAAGGAAGTTTACGCAATATTAACGAATTAATGATACAAGAATGTTACGCAGTAAAATATAATGCTGAAAATAAAGCCTTAGTACATGAGGCACATATGGCGAATCGAGCTATTTTAATAGAAAAAGGAATATTTATTCCAAAGGAGAAAATATGAAACTAGGTATATTAAAAAATGTAATTAGCACAGTTGCTCCCACATTAGGAACTGCATTAGGTGGTCCTATGGGTGGAATGGCGGTTAATATGATTTCTAAAGTCTTGAAGATAGACCCTGCTTCTCCTCCTAAAAAAATGCAAGCAGCAATGGAAGCTGCTTCTCCAGAACAATTAGCTGAACTTAAAAAAGTAGAAGGAGAGTTTGAAGCTCGTATGAAGGAATTAGATGTAGATTTATTCAAATTAGAGACAGCAGATGTTCAAGATGCTAGAAAGGCTTTTGCTAAAGACTGGACTCCAAGAATTTTTGGTCTTGTTGCTTTATTTGGTTTTGTTGGTTATATATTTTTAGTAACTTTACAGCCACCTGATGCAAATTCAGATACTATAGTTTCTTTAGTATTGGGGTATATGGGAGGACTGGTGAGTGGTATTTCCAGTTTTTATTTTGGAGCGTCAAACAAACAAGATGACTAAACAATGGATAACTTTTATATTGTTGTGGATTGTAATAGGGGGACTAACCCTTTTTTCGTTTAATGTGTCTTCTGCAGAAAATGAGCCTGAAAACCCTGATTGTACTGCGGGTACTGAGTTTTGTGAACAGAATTCGTTAGATACAACGAATAATACAACCACAAATAATACCAACGTAAATACG